TATTAAAGAATTATGTTATGTATGTGAATTGTGCACATGGAAAAGGGATTAAATTTATTAGAGACGAATTAAAGTTTTTTGCAAAAACTCATGTAAATATTGAAGGCGACCGTAAATTTAAAACCATTGTTCTCTCAAATGCCGATGAACTCACAATAGACGCACAATCTGCTCTTAGACGTTGTATTGAATTATTTAGTCATACTACCCGTTTTTTCATTATTATTGAAAATAAATATAAATTATTAAAACCAATATTATCGCGATTTTGTGAAATATTTGTATATGAACCCAAATTAAAGGATAATATTTTCAATTTTCATACATATAATATTTCAACCACATTTTCAATTAATAAACAAAGACAAAGAAAATTTTTAACCTATTTTGATAAAATATGTAATGAATTCAACAACAGTAATAAAATAACTGCTTGTGACAAGACAACCACCGACTCTATAGTTAGAATATCATCAATTACAAACGATTTGTATGAAAAAGGATATAGCGGATTAGATATTATAACTTATTTAGAAAATAGTAATAAATTTGATATAATTCATAAATACCAAATGATACTTTTATTTAACAAACTTAAAAAGGATTTTAGAAACGAAAAATTATTTATATTATTTATATTAAATTTCATGTTATTACGTTCCGAATGCGATTTAGAAAATATATCATTTATGTAAATATGGATGATTTTTCTGTTAGTAGTTTAACTGAATCAAAGAATGAATGGTGCGCGCGGTTGTTGAACATTTTAACACCTAGCGTCACCCAAGGTGTGAAATCTATTTTTGAGGAAGCAGTTAAATTATGTAAAGATAATAATGAAAATGATAAATACTTAATGACATTTCAAAATTTCCTTACACGTGTTCCCAAATGGAATCAAACAATTATCGATACTGAGAAAGAACGAATTATTGAATCATCTGGTTGTACTTATTTAGAAGATTTGATTACATGTGTGCATATTATTCAATTAAAGGCATTAACGTGTGTTCGTGTTGGTAGCAAACAGAAAAAAATAGATATTAACATTCCATCTGTAAGTGATTTTATTCATAAAATTTATATTTACATTGCCCGAAAGATGTATACGAATATATATTTATTTGAAAAAAATATACAACCACTACAGGTTCAAAAAAATAATCGCGAACTTGAATTAATTGTTAAAGAATGCATTTTGAATACAGTTCGCGATAGTGTTCCAGTAGAACATATATTGCGTTCCTATATGGATGAAACTGAAGAACAGGATGTTCAAGTGAGTGAAGTGGAAGAACCTCTACCTGACGCTGAAGTGCCCCCTACAAAAGAAGAGAATGCTTCAGCAACATCAACGACTATACCAGCGACAAATGAAGCGGCGACAAATGAAGCGGCGACAAATGAAGCGGCAACAAAAGAAACAATAACAAAAGAAACAATTGAAGAATTTAAACAAACCACTGATTTTGGAATGAATAGTGGCGATAATGGCAAATTAACATTTTCTGATGACGACAAAATTATGGATGTTTCTGGAAAAGAAACAGTGGTTACTGTTTCAAAAGATGAAGAAAATTTAGAGAGATTAGAAAAAGAACGTGAATCTTCTGATTTTAATAAAGACAATGACGATGGTGATGACGAAGATGAAAGTGAACGTTTAGTTATTGGTGGAAATGTCAACTTAGACATCATCGATGTAAATGATTTAAGCAAACCAGCAACGGTTGAATTAGCACCACCTGTATTGGATTTTGAGGTGCTGTCCTAAAAAATATTTTATAATTTATTTTAATTTATAAAATAATGCGTTATGAAAATATACAATAATTATTTTCATAAATATATGGAAAAATACATTATACATTCCGGCATTATTGCATTTATTTACCTATTAATGAAATTTGTAGAAATGCGAATGATTAAAAAGGATAAAAAGGAGGTTAAGGAGTTAATTCGTGATACTCTTATTGTTTATTTAAGTTCTATAGTTGGTTTATATATAATAAGCGAATTTATGCCTACCGATTCTGTTATTAAAACAGTAACAAATGTATTTACTGATATGCCTGGTTTTTAATAAAATAGTGTAAAAGTGTAAAACGAAAGATCATTCAGAAACTATAGTAAAACATTTATAAATTCAAAAAATTGAAATGCTTTTTAGAATTTATACTCAGAGTAACCCCTACCAACTAACCGACAAATATAAGTCTGTTATTTGAGTTGTTCAAAATGAACCAGAACCAGAACCAGAACCAGAACCAGAACCAGAACAAAGATAATAAGCCACAGTGTGCCGCCGCCGAGTTTGGATATTGTTCCAAAGATGACGTAAAAGACCGAATCGTGATTTTCATGAACCGAAACATGAAAATCGGACCTGTTCCAGACGAAGAAGTAAATGTAAGTATGTGTGACTTCCACTATAAGTGGTTAGTCACCAAAAACAACGGAGTTGAACCACTTGAGATGCGTGGAAAGTTTGTTGATACCGCCATTGGCGAGGATTTGTTTAATGCGTTTGAACCGTATGATATTGTTAAGAGAAAATCACGTCTCTTCGCTATCTGGTGGAACCCTTCGCAAAAAGACCATATTGTCTTTAATGGCAATGACACAAATCATCCTCCAGCACGATTTGAAAGAGGATGGGAAAAAGCAGGTGTTCTTCACTTTGATGAAGATGTCTACGACAAAGACAATGGGTTTGTCCAATTCCTTGAACCAATTTCCAAGACAGTGTCTGAACACTTGAAGGAGAAACAAATTGAAGGGTTGTTGGATTTCTACATACTACCCAATGACGGTATTCATACACATCCACAAGACCAGATACTGGATGTGGATTGCTGGTGTACTGACATTGAAAACATTGCGCGTTTCTTTGCAAATCCAATTGAATTGCCAAATGCCATTTCCAATTATTTGAATGGTTTTCACTTGGATTTAATCCAAAAAGAAAAGCAGGATGATTATTACGAATGCCTTGAATTCATTTTGTCCGAGGTTAGCAAAGACATTATGAAAATGCCCGGTCTGCGTGATAGAAATAACTACGATTACGCCTTTGTATATGATAAAGATGTTGAGTTAAAAAAACGTGAAAAAGCAATGTTGATTGGCGCGGTTGAAAAATTGATGAATCTGCTGGAAACTAAGGATGTGACCGGCATATATGAGTTGTGGGACTCAACCGTATCCGAACACATTGATTTCGCAAGCGTCTTGTGGATTGTGTACACTTACACGAACCATCATCTCTATTCCGAATACGAAGAACTCGGTAAATACAATGAACAGTTGATAGCATTCTTTGTGGACGAGGGTTTAGGAAAAGATCTCCTGACAATTGCTATTTCAGGCGAACGACAGCGCTGTGTAGACATTCATATGAAGACCTGCTACAATATTTTATACCAAAATATAGATGTTGTAAAAGCGCTTGTCCCTGCTTACATTTCAACAAATGACATTATTCACATTGAAAAAAATGATGCTTACCAAGAAGAAGATAACGTGGTGGAAGTAGTTACAACACCACTTACAGCAATTCAATACTGGCATCATTATGACAACACTTTAATGAATATCAGTGGTGGAGGTGGAGGTATTTATGGTGGTTTTGCTGAAGAACAATTTGAAAAAGATGAACGCATTTTAGAATACTTAGAATCACAACACATTGATAACGAATAAACGAATAAACGAATAAACGAATAAACGAAAAAAACAAAAGAGTGTTTCCAGCACTTTTTTAATGATAAATAGTTATATAAGTTGTATAAGTTAAAAACGAAAGATACTGTTCAAGGTAAGTAATTTACAAAAAATTGAAATGCTTTTCATAGATAAATATGATGCACCACCACAAACAAACGAACAACAAACAAACAAACAACAGCAAAACCCCGATATAAAATGAATTACAATCGCTCTTCAAATCAAGTCGTGCAGGGTCTTTCGTTGATGATCCCGCGCGTCTTTCCCCAATGGGTTGACGAAGAGACGTTCATTGGCATATTTGAACGTCAAAAATTAGGCAGAGTGTATAAAGTAAGTATTATCCACATGAAAAGCGAAAGTCGTCGCAGCAATATCCCGATGTACAAAGCAATTGTCTACTTCAGCGTTTGGTATGACAACATCTCTGCATACAACTTTCAACAACGCATCTTTGCCACTGGCAATGCGAGGGTTATTTACGACGACCCCTGGTATTGGGTTGCTGTGGAAAACAAACATCAACGCCTCAGCAACAATGACAAGCGGATTATGCGAGTGGCCTACCAAAACTACGTGAGCGAACAAAACGTCATTCGCCTAACCAATAATATTCGCGGTATAAAAACCCAATTGAGAGAAGTAAATCGTCAACTCTCGATTAACACCGACGCGATGAGTGAGTTAGGTGACGATAATGATGGGTTATCGGACACCGCAATTCAATGCGCAATGAACGTATTGTATGACGAATAAACGAATAAACGAATAAACGAATAAAGAAGAAGAAAAAATAAAAAGGGTCTTATGACTTTTTTATTTTTAAAATAATAACTTTGATATTTTTTTATGAAATATTGAAATGGGTAAAAAATATAAATATACTACTGACTAATATTGCCCATATAATACCCAATATTCTAGATTTTGTAAAAAGTGATGAAATAAACATAAGAATTGGATAAATAAATGAATACAATACAGAACCCCTAATATATAATTTAATATAAATACAACAATAATAAACGTCGTTTTATTACACATAACAAGGAATACTATCAATATCCATTATTTTGGTATTTTTTTTAATATCCTTCTTTTTTACAATAAATTTTTCAAAATAAGGTTTTTGTAATACATTCATTGGAATATGTTTGCTTACTGTTCGTGCAATCATTTTATACAATTTAAAATCAGGATAACGTTCATCACCGTTTTTCTTATAGAGGATATTACGTCCTTTATCATCTTTAATCCATTCTAACATAATTTGAGTTATTCTTGTTTTGGGTTCGTCAACCAAATAATCATATAACGCACATCCTAAGCGACACAAATCAAAACTATAACTAGGTTCTAATCTCGGTTTTTTATCATTAATATAAGGTTCGCAATTATATTGAGTTGCTGCATCACCATCTTTTGCAAAACTATCACTACATAATATTTGCCCACGAAATTTGTAAATTCCTCTTCCAAAATCTATAATTTTATAAATTTTTCCATAAGTCGGAACTTTATAATAAGTATGATTTATTTTATAATATAGAAATTTTTTATCAGTTTGTGAATACATAATATTATTCGTATGTAAATCATTATGTGTCAAGTGAAATGCATTTTGAAAGGTAATTAAACTCAACAAAATTTGCATTACAATAGAATCCCACATTTCATCGGTAATATCGCCATTATTCATCAAATCATCTAAGGTATTTTCGCAATGTTCAAGAGAGATAACTTGAACTGGAAACGATTTAATTTTGGCAATAAGTTCATCATCATCCCCTTCACTATATTCATCACTATCACTACAGTCTTCATAATCATCGTCGTTTTCATCGTCGTTTTCACTATCACATTCATGACTATCGCAATCATCCTCATTTTCATCACTATCACATTCATTATCGTTAGCATCGCCACTTCCGTCAATATTGTTATTTTCATTAAATGAACCTGATGTATTTGATGTTCTAGAAGAACAAGAACTTGTCTCACTTTGCAGTTTTGTTTTTTCATGTTCATTATTTATTGTTATTTCAACGTCGAATGGTGTTAATTCATAATCACTAATATCTTTCATGATATCATTTTCGCATTTTGTATCTTGTGATACAATAGTATCGATATCATTTAAATCACAAATATCAGATAAATTTAATACAAGAGTATCATTATCTTTGGTATTATTGTTATTTTCTCCTGAACTAACGGATTTATCATTATTGTAATCTATAACGATTTTCTTTCTATAATTCCGTGTATCTGTATTTAAACTATCCACATCAATATGTTCTAATTCATATAGAACCTTATCATTTTTTCTAAAAAAAACAGAATCATTTAGATAATCAATATCATCAATAATATTAATTCTGAAGTCATTCTTTATTGCCAGGAAGGAACCATAAAAATCCAATCCATTTACAAACCCATGCTTATGGTAAAGTTGACTAGTTAAATAGGTAAAAAAACTGTCAATATAAGCAGTATTATTATAGTGATTTACTTTAGAATTACAACTGGATGGGTCTGTTATTGAATTGAGTGATGGCAAATTAAATAAATTTTTATTCTCAATATCATATTTACCAAGTAAATATTTGATAGGGTCTAATAAAGGACTGAATTTTAAATATGTTTTTTTCTTTTCACTCTCTTTAGAATTATCGTTTTTAATAATACAATCAAAAATATTATTCGTTTCCTGTGAAGTAAGTGCATCTAAACTTAATGGATTATTTAGTCCAATATGCTTATAATTGGTTTGATTTAATGAAAAATAGCAATTATAAAGAGGAATATAATTTTGAGGTTTCTCAATACCAAATGAAGGATTTTCCTCTAAACTGTTAAATAATCTATGATTATCATTTTTTCTGTAGTTAAACTCCATTATTACTTGTATTATATATAATTTATTTGTTTTTTAACTCATTACTCTTTTATATATTTATTTTTTATCTATGATGATGCGGTATTTCATTTTCTTTATTTTCTTAAAGCATTTTAAACATTAAATGACATTAGAATTAAAAAAATTTGATATGCGACACATTAGTTTTAAACCCGATGAAAATAAAGGTCCTGTGGTTGTATTAATTGGTCGTCGTGATACTGGTAAAAGTTATTTAGTAAGAGATTTATTATTTCATCACCAAGACATTCCTATAGGAACAGTTATTTCTGGGACTGAAGCAGGTAACGGATTTTACAGTTCGCATGTTCCAAAACTCTTTATTCACGAAGAATATAATTCATCTATCATTGAAAATATTCTTAAACGACAAAAAACGGTTTTAAAACAAGTGAAAAAAGAAATGGAACAATTTCGACGCTGTAATATTGATCCTCGTGCTTTTGTTATTTTAGATGATTGTTTATATGACGCAACTTGGACAAAAGATAAAATGATGCGATTGCTTTTTATGAATGGGCGGCATTGGAAAATTATGCTTATTATTACAATGCAGTATCCACTCGGTATTCCTCCTAATTTACGGACGAATATTGATTATGTATTTATTCTACGCGAACCGTATATTGCCAATCGTAAACGCATTTGGGAAAATTATGCAGGTATGTTTCCAACATTTGAATCTTTTTGTCAAGTGATGGATCAATGTACGGAAAATTTTGAATGTTTAGTCATTAATAATAATTCCAAATCTAATAAACTACACGACCAGATATTCTGGTATAAGGCACAACATCATGCCGATTTCAAGTTAGGATCAAAAGAGTTCTGGGAGTTGTCCAAAGATTTAAATTCTGACGATGAAGATGATGCATACGACCCCAACAGTGCCAAGAAACGCGGGCAGGGTCCAAAAATCAGTGTAAAAAAAACGTCTAAGTGGTAAAAAGACGGTTTACAATTTTTCAAATTATTTATTTTATTTATTTTATTTAGACCTTTACTGTATACCATTCAGGTTTTTCACGTAATTTTTTCCAACTAGCGATTTTCTGTTTTTCTTCAGACATATAGTAATTGCGATACGATTCAACAGGATCATCTGTTTTGTATTGGTCGGGCATTGCAAGTGCAAACGGCGTTAATCCTTCTTTTTCAAAAGAATCATCTGATGGCATATGTTCTCTCAAATACTGAGCAATCAAATAAGATTTAAGTTGTTTTGTCACAGGGTGTCCATATCGGTATTTCCATTCGGCATGCATTTCGTCAACTAAATCCAATGTCCACACATAATTCGCCTTTGATTCACGGCACCAAATAGTTACCGGATGGTTCTTGTGTGCCATTTTATATAATTTTTCATTGCTTTCATCATCGGGTGAAAGAACACGTTTTGCTGAACAAAGCATCTGCACTGCTTCTAATAAAATCTTGCTGATGTGTTTATCCATCATAGATTCAGCAATTTCTTTTTTAATCAACGAGAGAATGAACAAATTCATTTTTGGTGGGATTTCGTTAGCGTTAGAGTATTATATTTTCATATGTAAATAAAGTAATAAAATAAAAAAGCATTTCAATTTTTTATTTTATTTATTTAGTATTTGTTCTCATTTAATCATTTCTAGTCTGAAATATCGTCAAACCATTTATACAGCAGCGTATCTTCGTCCAAATATATTTCTTGTCCTTTTTCGTTTGTCATACATTCACGGTAATGATGAAACTTAAATTCACTTCCTTCATAACTGTCATAGGTTATCTTGACACTCTGCAGAATAACCACACTCGGCACATCATCTGGAATTTCGGCATCATTCAAATAATGCGTATAATAAATGACACCCATTTTTGCCCAACGGTGCGTATCATTTGAATGTGGCGAATTCAATAGTTTAAATCCATCCGGAATTGTTTCGTGCCATCCTTGAACCATACAACCATGATGGTGTTCGGCGCAATACATAAATGTATAATGCATATTTTCAAGCATCATTTTATATGGTTTCTTTGTAGTGATGAGGGTTTATATTGACATTGTTTGAACGAAAAGGATTTCAATTTTTTAAAAATTAATTGAACCTAATAAATAAATAAAAGGTGCTGATAATGCAGATATATGACACCAAGCACTTGCAAATTGGTTTGTAAGTTCTGTTCCATCAAAAATATAGTTTAATTTTTTAATATTGTATTGTTTATGATAAAAGTATAACCAAGTAAATGTATACCAACCTATTATTATTAATTTATATTTCCAACCAATATTTGTTATTGCCGCGATACCTACAGTTAATATGTATATCCATCTATAAAAACCAGAATCAAAACCCCATTCTATATGTTTTATTTTTTTAGAACAATCTATTTTGGGTAATTTATAAGTTAAATAAGAAATAGACAATAAACCAATTAGTATACCTATGATATTTTTATTGATTAAATACAAACCAATACCCTGTGCTAAAGCATGAGACGAAAGACTAAAATAACCAATATATCCTCCTATTTTATTTAATATACCACAACCTGTATCATACCACATTAAGGCCTCTGCTAATTGCATAAAAGAAAATGTAAAAAGTAACGGATAAAAAAATAAATCAAATTTTTTATTTCTTTTAAACATTAAATATGCAGAAGTCCAACCGATAACTAACGCAATTATTGATGATTCTAGATTATAACACATATATTTCCTATATTTACTATATAATTAATTTTTTTGATACATAATACATATTATATATTTTGTTATAATATACAATAATGAACCATTATAATTCACAGCAACTAATTCAGTTTATTATTATGACCTTAGTAGGGATTGCATTTAACCCAATGAATATACTTGCTTTTCGTTTTAGTGATCTCTATTTATCCACAACACTTGTCTACGGCAGTTTTTTAATGGCATCGAATATGATATGGGCACACGAATTAGTTCATTATTTTTCTATGGGACATTTTAATAAATATATCTTTGGTGTTGGTGTAGCATTATCGGTTGCGGTTAGTGTTTTCTTATTACGAACTCAATTCTTAGTAGACGACAATCAATGGTTACGGCGTATGATAAGTCATCATTCAACTGCTTTAACCACTTCACATAAAATCCATAATAAATCCACTAATCCAACCATAAAAAAATTAGCAAAGGATATCATAGAAACACAAGAAAGAGAGATTACGTTAATGAAAACGTTGGTAAACTAAACTAGTAAGTGGCAAGTTTTTATGGTTTATAAATATTACAGTATATTACATCTTTTCAAAAATACCTTCTAATTTCAATAAAACTGGCAATGGAATATAATCAGTAATTGTCGGTGCAAATAATTCAGTAAATTGTTCCGAATGGCAAATCTTTTCTTTATCCACTGTATTGTGTCCGTGCCCAGAAATCACAATCGTTTTCATTGGGTCTAATTGAATCATCGGTTCTGTAAAATCATTTGTAAAACTCGGTTCTTCGCCGTATGCGATCGCATATTCGTGTGAATGGTTTTCCAAATACTCACGTTTATAAGCAAGACAATTGTTAGTAGAATGTCTTTCACCAAATCCTTTAGATTGGAAGAAGGTTTTGGTTAAATAAAAGTAAATGTAAGCACGCGAACAACCGGCAATAAGTGCGTTGGAAGAGGAAGTAGTTAGCATATGAACGGCGTGACTAATACGCGTAGGTGGGTAATAATCATCGTCGTCCATACACACAATAATATCCCCAAGGCATGCATTATTTCCATTGTTGCGCAAATCGCTCAAATAGCGGGGTTGTGATCCCAAAAAGGGATTGTAGGG